CAGTTTTTTGATACAAGTTTAAATTCGGGGTCTGGTTTGCCTATTTGGTGGACAGGAACTAAGTGGATAAACGCTAGTGGAACGGCAGTTTAAATGCTAAAATTAGCAAAAAGTAAAGGATAGACTATGTCAGGTGGCGGCGGTGGCGGAGGCGGGGGCCTATTAAATAACCCTTTAGAGTTGGCTTTAGTAGCCGGTACAGCTATTGCCGCGCCTTATGCAGCACCTGCTTTGCTTGGTGGTGAAGGTGCTGTTCTTGGCTCCACTATGCTTGGATCGGGTCTTGTTGGAGCTGGTATGGGTGGTTTAGGCGGTGCGTTGCTTGGCTACAACCCATTACAAACTGGTTTATTAGGTGGTTTAGGTGGCGCTGCTGCTGCTGGCTTAGGTGTTGGGGCTGGAGCCGGTGCTGGAGCTGGAGCTGGAGCTGGGGCTGGAGCAGGCACTACGGCCGGAACTGTTGGAACTACCGCTGCAACTACTGGCGCTGGCTCTGGTTTAACAGCTGCTGGCGCACCTGGCATTACTGCTGGTGGCAGTGGTATTGGGTTTAATGCTGGTGCTGCTGGAGCTACTGGTTTATCTGCCGGCGCTGGCGCTACCGGCTCCGGAGTTTTAACGCCCGCAGCCAGTTCTGTTTTAGCTGGTATGGGTGGTGGTACTTCCCTTATTTCAGGTATTCCAAACGCTGCTTTATATGGTGCAGGCGGTCTTGGTTTAATGGCTTTGCTTAAAAACGATGCCCAGCATTACGGGATACCAACCAGCGTAACGCAACCATATACTGGTGGCAATCTTGCTAAATTCCAGTATGACCCAAATAAATACACTCCAGCTGTAGCAATACCTCCAACCCCACCTTATCAAGCTGACTATAGTGGATATGCTCGGCCGCCAGGTTACGCTGGTGGTGGTTTAATGGATCCAAATTCCGAACCAGTAGATTTTATGGGCGGTGATATGTACCCCCAAAGCCAGCAACACACTTCTGCTTATGCTACCCCAACCCAAATGCCAGCCACAGCGCAGGCAACCGCATCTTTGTATGAACCAAAAACAAACCCATTAACCGGTGATGAAATGGCTAACATGGCTGCTGGTGGTACAGGCAAAGACGCTTTGGCAGATTTAATGGGCGCGCGTGATGCAATTCAAAAGTATAAAAGCCAATATTCCCAAAGCCCTTCCGCAGTAACTTCTGCAGCTAAAAGCGGCGACTATAACGCTATGCTGGCTATGAATCAGCTACGCGGCACACCCAACGCAAACTATGCTGCTGGCGGTATGTCTAGTTTAGGAGGTTACTCAGATGGTGGACGTATGCTTAAAGGTCCTGGCGACGGTATGTCTGACAGCATCCCTGCTACTATTGCTAATAAACGACCAGCGCGGTTGGCTGATAATGAGTTTGTTGTGCCTGCGGATGTTGTCTCTCATCTTGGGAATGGTTCTTCTGACGCTGGCGCTAAAAAGTTATACGCTATGATGGACAAGGTAAGAAAGGCTAGAACTGGTAAAAAGAAACAGGCTCCAGCGATTAACTCAGATAAATACATGCCAGCATGACGCTGCTAGTAAAAGCCATACCAGTTAATTATGTAGCCCAAGCGTGGCCGTTAGTTGAACGGTATTTGGCAGATGCAGTAGCTTGGGGCGGTGGCGATTATGATTTAGAACAAGTTAAAGTCTATTTAAGCCAAGGCAGTTGGAATTTGTTAGTAGCTGTAGATGAGCAAGGAGCAGTACAAGGAGCAGCAACAGTAACGTTTTTAAATTACCCAAACGACCGAGTGGCGTTTATTACTTTTATTGGTGGAAAGCTGATATCAAACAAAGACACGTTTGGGCAACTTAAAGATTTACTAAAGGCTAACGGAGCCACTAAAATACAGGGTGCAGCAAGAGAATCAATTGCCCGGTTGTGGAGCCGTTATGGGTTTGAAGAGCGGTACAGAATTGTAGAGACAAATATATGAGATATGGCTTAGATACGATGTTGCCTTTAGAGGCTTTTAAACCACGTTTAGGTCGTGGTTTTGGTGCGGGTGGCATGACCCTTGAAGGCGGTGGTGGCTCTCCTCCCCCTCCTCCCCCAGCTGCACCTACTTCTACTAATGTACAAAACACAAATATCCCAGAATACGCCCGTCCCTATGTAGAGACAATGCTTGGCGCTACTCAACAGCAGTTGTTTAATACACAGACAAATGACGACGGTTCGGTACAAATTACTGGCGTTAAACCATATGTACCATATAGCCAAAATCCAGCAGATTATGTAGCTGGTTTTAGCCCAATGCAACAAGCTGCTCAACAAGAAACAGCAAATCTTCAAGTTCCTGGCCAATACGGCGCTGCAACACAAATGACTGGCGCTGGTGGTTTAGGCGCTTATGGTTTAGCTGGTCAAGAAGCGCAAGCCGGTAATCAGTACAACATGATGGCTACTAACCCATACGCGGTTGGTGCTTTTATGAACCCATATATTCAGCAGTCTCTTGCACCACAACTTCAATTACTCGGCCAGCAAACTGGTATTAATACTGCGGCTGAACAAGGCGCTGCAACATCTGCTGGTGCTTTTGGTGGTTCTCGTGAAGCTTTAATGAATTCGTTGCAACAGCAACAAGGTAACTTAGCGGCTCAACAAGCTATTGGACAAGGATACAATCAAGCGTATACCAATGCAATGCAAAACATGCAGTATGGTGCTGGTTTAGGTTTACAAGGACAACAAGCCGCTAACGCTGCATTAGGTACAGGTATTGGCGCTGCTGGACAACTTGGTTCTCTAGGCGGTCAACAGTTAGGCGCTCAGCAAAATATTATTGCGGCTCAAAGCCAAGCTGGTGGCCAACAACAGCAACAACAGCAAAACATTATCAATCAAGCAATTCAAAACTATGCTACTGCACAGCAGTACCCAGAACAACAGCTGTCATTTATGAACGCTATGTTGCGAGGTTTACCAACACAGCAAGCTACAACTAACACTTATCAAGCCACACCAAGCACATTGAACCAAATTACAGGTTTAGGTATTGCTGGTCTAGGAGCATATAACGCGTTTGGTGGCGGAAGTGGTGCTGCTGGTTCTGACATGAACTTAAAAGAAAGCATTGTTAGTTTGTGGACTGCGCCTAATGGGTTGCGGGTTTATGAGTTTGAATATAAGCCTGAGTTTAAAGAACATCCACTTTGCGGTCACGGTAAATTCCTTGGCTACATGGCCCAAGAAGTTGAAAAGATTATGCCTGAAGCGGTATTTGTTATGGACAATGGCTACAAAGCTGTTAACTACGATATGGTTGGGAGGGCTGCATAATGCTCGGTATGGAACAAATGTATAAGATGGCGCTTGATCCGCGCATCTTCCCTGACTCACGTTTGCTCGCTGTTATGCAAGGTAAAGATCAGTCTCTTCCTATGGCTGTTGCTATGGCCGCTAAGCAGCAGCGCGATAAGTTAATGCAAGCGTCAGCTGGTCAACAAGCACAGCAAGGGGCTAAACAACCCACTGTTAAAGATCAAATGTTAGCCAGAGATTTACCCCCAGAGCATGCTGGGTTAGCCGCTCTTCCTGCAGAAAACATGCAGGGTATGGGTAGTGAGCAAATGATGGCTGCTGGCGGTATTGTTGCATTTGATGACAATAAAGATCAGCCTGTTAAGTCTGATATGCCAGGTGATGATGCTCCTTTAACTAATGAACAAATGCGACAAATAGCAAGTAGCGGTAGTCTAAGAAGTACACCAGAGCAAATAAAGAAAAAACAAGAACAAAATGCTGCTTTCTTTAGTAGTTTAGGTGACTATGTACCTAATGTTAGCGGTGCTTTGCAGTCGGTAAAAGACTACATGTACTCAGACCCACAATCTAGAATTTTAAGCAAAGCTCAGGCTGGTACTTTAACTCAAGCAGATGTAGCTCCGTTAGCTACTACACCAACAATTAACTCAACACCAACCGCGGCAGAATTAGCAACGTTGCAACAAGGTGGCCCACAAAAC